GGCGAGCGCGACGCGGCCGGCCGGTCTGCTCAACGGCGTCTCGGCGATCACCGCCTCGGCGGCGGCAACGCGCGCCGAGCGGATCGTCGCCGATCTGTCGGCACTGGTGACCGCGATCATTGCGGCCGGCGGTGGCCGGTCGATCGTGTTCCTGATGAATCCGGCGCAAGTGATGTCGCTCGGCATCTCGCAAACGACGACGGGCGATTTCCTGTTCGGCGATTCGGCGGCCGCGGCGAGCAAATTCGGCGGCCGGATCATCTCGTCGCTCACCGTGCCCGAGGGCCGCGTGATCGCGATCGACGCCGCCGACTTTGCGACGGCAACCGGCGATGCGCCGCGGTTTGCCGTCTCGACCGAGGCGACGCTGCATGAGGAAGATACGACGCCGCTCGCCATCGGCACCGCCGGCACGCCGAACGTCGTCGCGGCGCCGGTGCGGTCGCTGTTCCAGACCGACGCCGTTGCCATCCGCATGGTGCTCTACATCACGTGGGCGATGCGGCGCACCGGCATGGTGCAAACGATCGCCAATGTCGACTGGTGACGCATGAAAGCGGGGCACGTTTGCAGCGTGCCCCGTTCTCCTTGGGAAAGGATGCCCCCATGAGCGAAATCAAGCGAGTGGACGTGATCCTCGGCCCGTATCGCGGCCGCATGCTCGATCTGCCGGCGGCCGATGCCGACCAGGCGGTCAATGATCATTGGGCGCGCGCTCCGGCGGTGCTGCCGGCGGACGAGCCGCATGTGCCGTTGACCGAGGAGGAGCGCGCGAATGCCTACCAAGCGGCGACGGCCTACGCACAAGGGCTTTGGTACGGCCAGCCCGCCGCACCGCCCGAAACGGAAACCGGCAGCGACGCCGAATCCGGCAGCGACGCCGAATCCGGCAGCGGCGGCTACATCGCACCACGCCGAGGGCGCCGCCGATAAGGCGCTCACTGCGGCAACCGACAGGCCGGGTTATCTCACGCGCGACATGCGCTCGAAATGAACCTGCTGCAGCGCATCGCCGGCGTATTTCGCACCAAGGCGAATCCCGCCGGCGAGGGCAATTGGCATTCGGGCCCGTATCGCGTGAGCGGCGGGATTCTGCCGTGGTCCTCGGTGCCGTGGAATTTTTGGCAATGCGATCTCGATCCGGTCGGCTATCCGGCGAGCTCGATCGTCGAGGCATGTGTCTGGGCCTATATCCGCGCCATCGCGCAATTGCCGGGCTCTCACAAGCGCGAGATCGCCGACGGCGGCACCGAGACGATCACCACCTCGGCGCTCTCGCGCCTGTTGCGCACGCCGAACGGCTACCAGACGCCGAGCGATTTCCTCGTGCATCTGATCCGGTCGCTGCTCTACACCGGCAACAGCTATTGGATCGCGCAGCGCAACGAGCGCCGCGAGGTCGTGGCGCTGCATTGGACCGATCCGCGCGCCTGCCGGGTGCGCGAGGTGCCGATCGTCGATCAGTCGTTCGCCGAGGTGTTCTATGAAATCGGCGACAATCCCCTCGTCGCCTTCGATCCGTTCCGCGCCGGCACGATCGTGATCCCGGCGCGCGAGGTGTTTCACGTGAAATTGGCGACGCCGCGCCATCCGCTGATCGGCGAAACCTGGCTCGCCGCGCTCGCCGCCGAGCTCGCGCAGCGCGGTGCGATCACGCGCGCGCAAACGACCTATGCCGCCAACACGCGCCCGAGCGGCCTGCTCACCACGGATTTGGTGCTCACCGCGGCGCAGGTCGACGAGCTGCGCGCGCGATGGCAAACGCAATCGGCCCAAATGGCCGAGGGCGGCGTGCCGATCCTCACCGCCGGGCTCAAGTTTCAGCCGGTCACCATGTCGGCCGAGGACTCGCAAACGATCGAGCAGCTCAAGCTCACCAATGCCGCGGTCGCCGCGGTGTTCGGTGTGCCGGCGATCCTGCTCGGCATCGGCGACACGGCGACGCAAAAATCCGCCGAGGCGGTCATGGCCGAATGGCTTGCCGCCGGCCTTGGCTGGCTGATCAATCACGTCGAGGTGGCGTTCGACGCTTTCATTGGGCTGAACGCCGTGCCGGCCGGCCGCGAGTGGACGGAATTCGACACGCGCGCGCTGTTGCGCTCGCTCTACAAGGAGCGGATCGAGGGCCTCGTGCGCGGCGTGCAGGGCGGCATCTACTCGCCGAACGAGGCGCGCGCGCTCGAGGGTTACGGCGCGGTGAAAGCCGGCGCCGAACCGCGCGTGCAGCAACAGGTGGTGCCGTTGTCGTTCGCGCTCGAACCGCCGAAACCGCCGACGCCGCCCGCACTGCCGCCCGGCGAGGAAAATCCCGACGCCGAGGACGACGACGAGGCCGAGGACGACGCCGAGCTCGACGAGGACGCCGCCGACGAGGCGCGCGTGCTCACCACCTATCGACTCCGCAAGCACATGGACTCGATCAATGCGGAACGACGCGCCGCGTAACGATCCGGTATTGCTGGCCTCGCTCGCCGAGCTGCTCTTGAACGGCGAGCGCGTCGTCGCGCAGCGCCTCGACGATTACGGCAACGTGATCGAGGCGCGCTTTGCCGCGATCGAAACCCGGATTGCCGATCGCCTCGCCGGCTTGCATGACGGTGCCCCCGGCGAGCGCGGTGCGCCGGGCGAGCCCGGCTTACCCGGTGAGCGCGGGCCGCCCGGCGATGCCGGCGCGCCAGGGCCTGCCGGGCCGCCTGGTCGCGACGGCCGCGATGGCTTGCCCGGCATTCCCGGCCCGATAGGACCGGCTGGCGAGCTCGGCGAAGCCGGGCGGCAGGGCGTGCCCGGCGAGCGGGGCGCGGCCGGCCCGCCTGGCGCAGCGTGGCGCCACCGGCGCGCCTACGATCCCGCGGCGGCATACCTCACCGGCGATGTCGTCGCGCATGACGGTGGCTCATCGGTCGCGCTCGTCGACAATCCCGGCGCGCTGCCGGGCGACGGATGGGCGCAGCTCACGCAACGTGGCCGCGCCGGGCCGCCTGGCCTCAAGGGCGAGCGCGGCGAGCGCGGGGCACCAGGGCCCGCCGGGCCGCCTGGCGAGGCGGCGGCGCACCTCGTCGCCGTGCGGATCGACGGGTGGTCGCTCGTGCACGATTACAGCGACGGCCGCTCGGTCGCCTGCGATCTCTTTCCGCTGTTCGCGCGCTATCAGCTCGAGGCCGCGGCATGAGCATTTCCGACGTGTCGCCGAATTGGTCCGCGCTGCCGGCGGCGCTGCTCGCCGACGCCAAGGTGCACCTGCGCATCACGTGGGAATCGGATGATGCCTTCATCACGCATGCGATCGGCCGCGCGATCGGTGCGCTCGAGCAGCAAAACGACGTGCTGATCAATCCGACCACTTACACCTGGACGCCGGCGCAGGACGATTTCAGCGACGGGCGCGCCCGCGTGCCGTTCACGCCGGCGAGCGCGTTCACTGCCGAGGATAACAGCGGCGACGTGACGGCGAGCTATGCGATCGAGTCCAACGCGCTGCACGGTGCCAAGCCGCAATACCTCGTCGGCGCTTTCGCCGAGGGCCTCGACCTCTCGATCACCGCCGGATTTGCCGCGGCGGCCGATATCCCGCCGCGCATGCTCGACCGCATCATGCGGTTGACGGCGCACCTCTACGAGCACCGCGAGATACTGATTCCAGGGCAAGAGTTCCGCGCGCCTGATCTCGCGCTCGACGCAACAGACTGGATGCCGCGCGTCTGAGAAGGAGAAAACAGCGATGGCGAATCTGGTGATATCGGCCGGCAACGTGATCATGGGCGCCAATGCGAATGTCGATCGCAGCAAGGTCGCGGGCGAGTCCATCGTATCGGGTAATGTGGTTTATCTGAGCTCGGTCAGTCCGAACAATAACAAGTGGCTGCTTGCCGATAACAACGCGGTCGTCGTTGAGGCACGGCGGCCAATCGGCATTGCACTCAATCAATGTGCCGCCAATCAGCCGCTCGCCGTGTTGACGGCCGGCGACATAACGCTCGGCCCGGTGCTGACCGCGGGCACGGATTACTATCTGTCCGACACGCCGGGCGCCATTTGTCCGCAGGCCGATCTTGCGACCGCGGGGGAGAATGTTTGTTTCCTCGGCCTAGCGAAATCGACGACCGTGCTCGGGGTGAATATCATCGTCCCCGGCGTGACGGTGTGAGCCGATGCCTGGCGCCGGCGACCTGCGCGCGCAGGTGAAATTTTCCAAGCCCGACGCGGTGCCGGATGCCTATGGCAACGTCGCGACCGGATGGCTCGACATGTTCACGGTGGCGGCGAACATCACGCCGCGGCTCGGCGGTGAAACGGTCGAGGCGGCCCGCCTCGCCGGCCGGCAACCCGTCGTGATCCGGGTGCGGCACTCGACGGACACGACGCAGATCAAAACCGACTGGCGCGCGACCACCGTCGAGGGCCCGACGCCGGCGGGCGTCGTCTACAACATCCGCACCGCGGTCGATCCCTTCGAGGGCAACGTCGACCACGGCAAATGGATCGACATGCTCGCCGAGGCGGGAGTCGCGGCGTGATGCTGATGGATATCACGCGCGACATTGACGTGCGGGTGACGCGCTGCATGCTGCGCGCCTATAAGGCGGGTACGCGCTGCTTTGTCCATGTGAGCCATGTGCAATTCATCCTCGAGCGCGGCGCTGGCCGCATCAGCGCACACCAGCCGAACGTCGCGATCTGATAGATGCCCGTTGCCGATCCGTCCTTGCCGCTGCAGAAGGCGATCTGTTCGCATCTGTCGGCGAACAGCATCCCGATTTATGACGGCGTGCCGCCGAATACGGCAAAACCGTATGTGAGTTTCGGCCCATTCGACGTGTTGCCCGACGTGGGGCGCTGTCTCGACGGCGCGCAGGTGGTGATCCAGATCGACGTGTGGACGGCCGAGCTGTATGGCGCGACGCGGCAATGCAAGCAGATCAGTGCGGCGATCGCCGCGCTGCTCGACGAGGCCGATCTCGTGCTCGACGCGCCGCACGTGCTGCTCGGCATGACGGTCGATCCGATCCGTTACCTGCGCGATCCGGGCGGCGCGATCGCGCACGGCGTGCTCACCGTCAACGCCTGGTGCGAGCCGCGGGATTAAATCGTCGTGGGAGTCGACGCGAATGTGCAGGCATTTCTCGATCGCTTGTCCAACCGCGGGCAAGCGGCAATCGAGGCCGAGCTCGAGCGCCAGGCAAACCGCCTCGCCGATGCGATGCGCGCCGCGGCGCCGGATGGGCCGACCGGCAATCTCGATCAAAGCGTGCGCGTCGAGCCGGGCGCGCATCCGCTCGAGCGCATCGTCGCCGCCGGCGGCGAGCTCACCACGCGCGATGGATACGATTACGCCTTGGCGGTCGAATTCGGCACCGAGAAAATGCCGGCCGAGCCGTTCTTTTGGCCGACCTATCGTCACATGCGCGAGGAGATCACGGCGGCGATCGAGCGGGTCGTCGCGCGTGAAATGAAATAGGAGGAAGCTGCAATGGCACAACCGACGACGTTCCGGTGGACCAAGATGAGCATATGGGTCGGCGATGGCGTCACGCCGACCGAGGATTTCACCGACAACGGATGCGGCCTCAATGTGCAAGGTTTCAGCATCACCGGCGAAACCTCGGAAAATGCGCTCATCGATTGCGCCGATCGCGACGCGCCGGCCTGGATCGATCGCGTCATCCGTTCACTCTCGTCGGGTTTCACCGGCGCCGGATTGCTCGCCGGCGAATCGTTCCCGACGTGGCGCGACTGGGCGCTGTCCGGCGAGAATCGCAACGTGCGGATCGTGATCGACACCGATCCGTTGCCGCCGGAAGGATACTTTGCCGGCAATTATGCGCTCACCGCATTCGAGGTGACGGGCAACGAGGCCGATGGCCGCGTCGGCATTTCGGTGACGGGCGCGTCGAATGGTGCAATCGCCTGGGTGGCCGGTGCACCATGAGCGCGCAAGGCACGCGCCGGCTCGCCTGGGCCGGCGGCGAGGACACGTTCTGCCTCGCCAAGATCGGCACGCTGATCGAGCTCGAGGAAAAGCTCGGCTCGTCGTTCGGCGAGATCGCGACGCGCATTTCGTCGGGCACCTGGCGCGTCGCCGACGTGCGCGAGATCATCCGGCTCGGCCTGATCGGCGGCGGGATGGCGGCACCGGCCGCGCTCGCCAAGGTCGTTCGCTACGTCGACGATGTTGCGACCTATCCGCTCGGGCCAAGCGTGCTTTTGTGCTGGTCGCTGATTCAGGCGATCATCGTGCCGCCCGACGAGCAGCCGCCGCAAAAAAAAACGGACGCGCCGGAACACGGTTCTTTCGCGACGACGGGCGAGTCAGCCGATACGGCTGCTATTTCCTCGGTGGCGGACTCGGTCTCAACCCTCGCCAGGTCGATGAATTGACGATCTGGGAAATCGCCGTGATCGTCGCCGGTCGCAACGCCGCCAACGAGCCCGAGCCGGATCGGCCGCCGCCGCCGACCGCGGCCGAGGTCGACGACATGCTCGCGCGGCATCGCAAGCTCATCGCCACACCGCGCAAACACTGATGGCCGCACCCGCGCTCTCCATTCCGCTGTCCGTGAACATGCAGGCGTTCGAAGCCGGCATGTCGCGCGCGCGCTCGATCGTGCAGCAAACGACGGAAACGATCGTTCGCCGGTTCGTGCTCATGAATGAGCAGATCGACACGAGCACGAAAGCGGCAGCGACCGGATTTACGTTGCTCGGCCGCACCGGCGTGGTCGCGATGGCCTCGATCGCCGGCGCTGCCGCGCTCGTCATCGGCACGTTCAAGGCGATGGCGGCGATCAGCGAATTGGCGGCCGAGCGGCTCGCCGAATTGGTGAAGCTCGGCGAGCGTGCGGAAAAGCTCGGGATCGGCACCGATTTCATGCAGCGGATGACGAAATCCGCGGAAGAGGCAAAATTCAGCACCGAGGAGCTCGATAAGGCGATCAAGAAACTCGCCGAGGATTTGCGGCCGACGTTCGCGCTTGAGGGCAAGTCGCCGTTTCAGAAAGCGATCGAGGAATTGACCGAGGCCGGCAACCTCAAGGGCAATCGTGGCCTGGCGCAGCTCGCCGCCGCAAATACGGTCGAGCAGCAATGGCGCGCCGTGCTCGTCATCATGACCGAGGCGTTGCAGAAGGGCGAACGCCTCGCCGCGCTCAGCCTTGCGGAACGGTTTTTGCCGTCGTCGGTGGTCGAGCGGTTGCGCGCAAACAGCGACTACATGGCGGAAATCCAGAAGAATGCCGACAAGATCGCGGCGACCGAGCTCGTGTCCCCGGAAGAGCTCGCGCGCGCGGCCGATTTGAAGCGGCGCCTCGAGGAAGCGGAAAAAATCCTGTCCGATAAATGGAAGCCGGTAATGGATTTGCTGATCCAGCTCGGCATCGATTACCGGGAGGGCTGGATCAGTTTCCTCGGCGTGCTGGCGAGAGGCGCGGAAACCCTAAGCACGATCCTGAGCATTGCGACGCAGATCGCCGACACGGTGGCGCGCATCGGCAATGCCCCATTCCTCGGCGGCACGCCGCGGCAGATCACGCCGGCCGAGGAGGAAACCCTGAAAGGACTCGGCGTCACGCTCGTGCCGACCAATGTCGACGAGCGGATGCGGGATGCGCGCGAGCGATTGCGCACCGGCCTGATGACGCCGGGCGCGATCGAGCGGCAGCAGGCGGAAGGCGCGAAAATCCTCGACGCCGTGCGCAAGGATCAATCGCAATTCGCCAAGGAAGAGGAAGAGGCGGCGCGGAAGCGGCTCGATTCGATCGAGAATTACATCAGCCGATTGCAGCGCGTGAACGAAGAGCTCGCCGTCGCGATCCGGTTTGAAGGGCAAAGCAACATCGAGCGCGAGCGGGCGCTGGCATTGGTGCGCGCCGAGCACGAGGCGCGCAAGGAACGGCGCG